CATCTTGTTTTACTTTATTATTGGATCATGGTTGGGTATTATCTTCTCGATCCTACTAACGCTTATGATATCAACATGAAGATTGAAGCACATGCTTATGAGACCTACGTTAAGTATTCTGCATGGCATCCAGAGGATAAAAAGATACAAGAGATAGCACAAGACGAATTAAACCATGCAAAAGAATTGCAACATGCAATGACAATGATCACATGAAAATAGAATTCGAGAAACAATTTGGCAAGGGAACTGACCCTTGGTATGCTAAGGCAGAGAGATGGGCGAAGAAACAACGCTTCCCTATCTCTTTTCTTGCTTTAGGTATTATTGAGTGGTTGAAACAAAAATGGATTGATGTTAAAATAGAAAACACAATGAGAGACGTTGACTCTCAAGCAAAACAATTAATGGAGGAATGGGATGAGCAAGAAGGAAGACAAAGCACCCCACACATTGTGGAGACAGGAGTATTTGGAAATGAAGGTTGGTCTATCGAAATCTCAAATCCAATTGTTGAAAGAGGGTCCGACTCAATTAGCACAGGCATGGTTCCTCCAAGCGATGTACAACGATTACAAGAAGATGAAGGGGATAAAGGAACCTCCTAGTCAAGAGTCAGGATATCAAACAACTATGAAAGAATTTTTCGCTAGGTGGAATTGAATAAATAAGTCAGTGATGACTTTTGTATGTACGAGAATCCATGGTGGTATGAAGGAGAAATATTTGATTGTGATAAAATAAATGGATATCATGGATTTGTTTATTTAATTACAAATACATGCAATGGAAGAAAATATATTGGAAGAAAATACTTTTGGTCTTTTAGAAAAAAGAAAGGTCAAACTAGAAAACAAAGAAAAGAATCTGATTGGAAAAATTATTATGGTTCGTGTCCAGAATTAAAAGAGGACGTAAAAGAATTAGGAAAAGAAAAATTTACTAGAGAGATACTTAGTTTACATACTACTGTAGGGAAATGTAATTTTGAAGAAACTAGGCAACTCTTCGTAAACAATGTTTTATCAGAAGCATTGACAGATGGTACACCTTTGTACTATAATGGTAATATTCTAGGAAGATATTATCGTAAAGATTACTTCAAAGGTTTATGCTAAAAGAATTTTTAAATTGGTTTGAAGGAGATTTTAATAATTGGAAACAAGCATCTAGTCGTCCAACTAGATTTGCACATATCCTTTTAACTCACGAAAAAGTTTCTGAGAATAAATTTCATGTAGTACAAAGATATAAACATGAAGAGAAACCTTATCGTGATAAGATTATCACAATAAAAGAATCTGAAAATCAAATCATTGTAGAAAATGATCAATGTAATTTAGTGTTTATTAAACATAATGGACACTATTATGGTCAAACTGTTCCTGGTTGTATTTTTAAAAACACTGTTCTAGTGAGTAAGATACAAATGGGACCTGATTTTTATCAAGTAATTGATGCTGGGTTTGATCCTGTTACTAGAGAACAAAAATGGGGTTCTGAGAATGGACCTTTCTTTTTTGATAAAACTAAATAAAATAGTAGAGTGGTTTAATTAAGTGGTATACCGATTAGATACGCCTGGGGTAGAAAATCAGGCAATAACAAATGCAAAAATTGATACTGGTGCAGTTTCAACTCAAAAAGTAGATGCTTCAATTAATAATGCATTAGTTCCTATCAATGGAATTATTATGTATTCTGGATTGCAAGCAGACATTCCTGCTAACTGGGCAATATGTGACGGAAATAATGGCACACCTAATTTAGTTAATAAATTTGTAATTGCAGCAGCGTCATTTGATAATACTGTTACTCCAACAGGTAATGATTCAGGATGGAGAACAGCAGTTGAAGGATCTGATACTGCTGGCGGTGGTAATGCAACTAAAACTTTAGGAACAAATGAACTTCCATCTCACACTCACTCAGTAGGTACACTAAGTGGTTCTAACACTCATAGTCACGGTATTCCTAGAGGTAGTGGAGGATCTCAAGCAAGCACTTCTCCTTATGTTCCTAGTCCAGTAGTTGAACAGATTGGAACTCCATTTCAAACTGAGGATGAAACTATAAGTGTCACTATTAGTGGTGATACTGGAAATCAAGGTGGTACAATGGGAGAAGCATTTGATATATTACCACCATACTATGCAATCGCATATATTATGAGAGTTAGTTGACATAACATACATTTTTATTGACAACCTTTACGGCACCTGGTATTATACAGGTGTCTTTTATTTTGTAAGGAAATTACCACAACATGGGGGTTGACAAATCTTAATATTTACTATATACTTTAGTTGTAAATCTTTACAAAGTAACAAATGACAACCACAACAGAATCTGGTGGCAGACAAAACATGTTTCCCACTGAAACCCGTCCTTACTTAGATGAATCTTATGAAGGATATGGTCCAAATGCTGAGAAACTCAATGGTCGTCTTGCTATGCTAGGACTAGTTGCAGGTTTCGTTTCGTATGTGACCACAGGGTCATTTTTCTTCGGTGGAATCTTAGGATTCTAAAATGAAGATTAATTCACAATTTACTATCACACATTTAACACACAATAGGAACACTATCATGACTCCAGAAGCAGAAAGATTTAACGGTTGGGCAGCAATGCTTGGTTTCGTAGCAGCAGTTGGTGCATACGTTACAACTGGTCAAATTATTCCAGGTATTTTCTAATGACAACACCAAAACCAATCGAAAAGGAAAAATTATTTGCTGAGAAACTTAACGGTAGATTAGCAATGCTCGGCATTATTGCTGGTCTAGGTGCATACTTAACTACAGGTCAAATCATACCAGGTTTTGTATAATGAATAGACATCCAGTGCCATTAAGAGTTGTGCCATACATCTTTGCGATGGCATTGGCAACTAGTACTCTTACAAATACAATCGTATTCTAAATGAACATTTATGAAGCGTTTGATAAACTAGGTTGGGATCCAGAAGACGATATTGTTATTGATATTGCAGGATCCTCTACTTACGGAATTGAGGGTTTGGGAACAAAATGGTCGCCTTTAAAAGGAACTGTTAAATATAACAAGGACGCTTTCATCGTGATTAAAAACAAATCACGTGATGATACGCTTCCAGTTAAGTCAAATAATAACTCCGATCATGCCAAACCCTGACGCTCTTTATCAAGACATGGAAAAATTAAATGCCCTATACGAAGAACTCTGCTGGGGGCACGATGATGAACTTCAATTTACCCATGAAAACGGCAGAGTTATTGTTAAAAACTTAACCCAAGAACGACGACATTGACCGACTTATCTGTTGTAAACGACATTTCACCCTTTCAAGCAATACTGTGGTGCCTCTATCCTATAGGGTCATTAGTATTTTTTGAACTACTTCTTCGTGCCATGGATGGTGACGATGACGATGATGATGAGGGTGGTGGAATTATGACACCAGTATATCAAGGAGCAGCATCATGATTTATCAAATCTTGTTTATGTGTGTTGTAGCATACACTGGAATTCAAGGACTTGGATTTATCTATCAATAATATAAAGACCTTTTACGAGGTCTTTTTTTTTTATCTATAAATAACTTTATGGATTTTATTAATTACTATGTCTGCTGATACAGAAAACAATATTTTATGGAGGGTTACTAGAAAAAGTGACGGACGTACTGAATACCTCATGTCTGCTCACAAATGGCATCTAGACCCAAGATTTGCTAAACTATTTGATACCCAAAGAGAAGCAAAAGCATTTGTCAAAACAAACTCTCTTAAAGGGTCAGTTAGAAGATACGAACTTTAACTTGACATAATCTTAAGAACCATGTCACACTACACTGTAGGTTATCACGACCAACAAAGACATCATTTTGAGATCTGCGAGTATGCAGATAACACATTTGATGCAATACAACATGCAAAAGAAGATGTTCCTTTTTTAAGACAACATCCTCAATACATTGATGAAGTTCTAAGAGAAGACAATGAAAGTCCCTAATTGGCAGCATCATTCCAAGAAGGAACAGAAACGCCACCTCAAACCACAAGCATTGCGACAAGCAAGGAAGAGACGTAATCAATTGATTAAACGTCTAGACAGTTTATCAAGTGTCCCATTAATCTACAAAGGACTTGACAAATGTCAGGATTTCCTGTATTATAAATAAATGGAACGTTACATTACGTAACAAAACCATAACTGCTCTTAAACCGAGACCTATAGGCAGTATAATACCTCGTCTCTCATATCCAGTAGTGAGGGATTACTGGAAATACAGTATCGCATCTACCCTTGGTGCCCTACTTATTCTAACGTCCTAATGACAACTCTTTCAAGAAGGCAAGGCGGTCTACTACAAGGTTGGCCAGAGTTTTGCGAATGGGTTACATCAACAAACAACAGATTATATGTTGGTTGGTTTGGTGTCCTAATGATCCCATGTTTGCTCACAGCAGCAGCATGCTTTATCGTTGCATTCATTGCAGCACCTCCTGTCGATATCGACGGAATCAGAGAACCAGTTGCTGGTTCATTCATGTATGGTAACAACATCATTTCTGGTGCTGTTGTACCTAGTTCAAATGCAATTGGACTTCACTTCTACCCAATTTGGGAAGCAGGTACTCTAGATGAGTGGTTGTACAACGGTGGTCCATATCAATTGGTTATCTTCCACTTCCTTATTGGAATTTCTGCTTACATGGGCAGACAGTGGGAACTATCATATCGTTTAGGTATGAGACCTTGGATCTGTGTTGCTTATTCAGCACCAGTTTCAGCAGCATTTGCTGTGTTCTTAGTGTATCCTTTCGGTCAGGGATCTTTCTCTGATGGTATGCCTTTAGGTATCTCAGGTACATTTAACTTTATGTTCGTGTTCCAGGCAGAACATAACATCCTAATGCATCCTTTCCATATGGCAGGTGTAGCAGGTATGTTTGGAGGATCTTTATTCTCTGCAATGCATGGTTCTTTAGTTACATCTTCTCTAATCAGAGAGACAACTGAAGAAGAGTCACAGAACTATGGTTATAAGTTCGGTCAAGAAGAAGAGACATACAACATTGTTGCTGCTCATGGATACTTCGGTAGATTAATCTTCCAGTATGCTTCATTCAACAACAGTAGATCTCTACATTTCTTCCTAGCAACATTCCCAGTTGTTTGTGTATGGTTAACTTCAATGGGTATCTGCACAATGGCATTTAACCTAAATGGATTTAACTTCAACCAATCAGTTGT